CCGTGTTAAACTAGTTATCGCCACCGCTTGCGAAGCTTGCTTCGCTTGCGGAGTGTATACTGACTAGCCTGGAACTCGGATCCCTCATCTATATAGATGTTGGGATCACGTTTGCTCCAGCGTAAACTGTTCGCTTGTAAGAGGTTCTGTTTGGCTGCCCCAGACTCAGTAAAATACCTGAGCAACTTGGACCAACCTGGCATTTCCTCAAATACGCGAACAGACTCAAGGGTATAAACGTAATGCTCTAACCGCTGAAGGTTAGAGTTAACACGACGTTTAGGTCTTAAGTTACCGTTCCACGACATGTCGAATATGAAACCAGGATAACCCATTTGAATGGGTATCATGGAATCCGGAATTGATCCGTATATACGAATCAACAACGCTGCGATGTAATGCGCAGTTTCGATGTATCCAGACGTAAACAAGAGATTGCAATAAGCAACCCATGATGCGTAAGGGCTAGCGGCAGGGCGAGACGACCAAACTGTTCGAAAACGAACAGGAGTGACATCGATGCCTTTATAAGCATCCATGCCACACGACTCTCTAAAGAGTCCACGGGTACAACTCTTATCTTTGTTTACCAAAAGTAAACAAGATTCGAGGATGTTGATAGCTTCAGAGGAGCAATCCTTATGGACTATCACGTCATCACCGTATACGAGAACCTTACGGTTCTCTGCACCACATCCACCAGCGATAAGCAAACTCCATATAGTCATAGCCATTACGGGAAAGCATAAAGCTGACCCCATTGGCGCAAACTTATTAAGAGTTATTAGCTTACCGTTAGGTAGAAGCGTAGATAACGACCTAGTTGCGTACAGGCAATCTTTTAGATTGTCTGGCCACAATAAGTCGACGAGCTGGAGGGACACACGATCGCTAGCCTCTTTCAAGTCTAGCGTTACGTAGTCTCCAGACAGAGATGCGGCTTGCGCTGCATCTCTATTAGGTTGCTGATCAGTGAAGTGGACTTCCCGCCTCGTAAGAGGAGAGGATTCCACTAGATCAACGATCGCCGACATCAAACCTTGTTGTAACCATTGGAATTCCTTTGGTTCACAAGATATGATGCGTGGTCCACGAGAGTCTTTCGGCACGAGTAAAACTCGAGCTGAAAGCTCATTGTCTGGGAGCAAATTAAGCTCCCTTACACAATCAGCCACATGTCCCAAAGATGCATAGTAATACGCATCGATAGGATATATTGCTGATGTTCGAGACGGGATTGAGCTCCATGCATATTTCTGAGTGCGTTTCTCCTTACCGGAGACCGCGCCCGGACCATGCTTAGGCACAATCTTGCGTGAATCAAAGTTAGCGAAAACTCTCGCGAGTAGTCGCTTAGCTTTGATCGCGGTGTCAGGCTTAAGAGTAATCTTAGCCTCGGCACCAACTGCAAGGTCAGCCTTTTCAAACTGATCCAAGCAGTTAGCAGCAACGGATTCGTCATACGGCAACTCGTATTTGTAATACAAGTACAGTATTTGTCGTAATCCACGAATGCATTCAACACAGGGTAGGTCAAGGACCTGACCGTCGCGCGAGAACACTCGTGAAAACAGCTCACCTAGAAATCTAGGAAGCTGACTGTTTGCTGGTTTACACCAACCTACAGCGTTCACAGTATCTCCAGATAGAGCCCTATCAAGGGCTTTACCTAGACGTGGTAGGGTTTTCGTTAGAAAACCTAATCCTTCCCGTTCCATACGTCGGCGAATCACCTGATTCGTCAAACGTAGAGAACGTGGTGTGAATACTCCTGTGCGTGACTGAATGTCACTCAACAGGGTGGCGATAACTGTATAGTTATCTATGCTATTAATGGTCTCCACAATAGTGGTTGAACCTCATAGACATGAACTACCCTGCAGAGGTGATCCAAGCAGAAACATGATTACTACGAATGCGAGACTTGCAGTACGAAGAGGTTAAACCTCTTTGTTCAGGAGTTTCGCGACGTATCCCGAAGTACCAAGGAAATCAACGAGTTCGGCAACAGTCTTAGTGACTGATGCAGTAGTCGTGATTTTCTCGGGTACCTCGACAACCAAATACGCAGATTGCGTGGCTTGGTTGCCATCAGCATCTTCGACGACTCGATCGAGTCGAACAAGAGACCGGGTCTTGGTTTGTAAACCAGAACCAGTAGTCTGATGGGAGATAGTGATCGTGGCAGGTTGATCCAACGCCGCAGCCGCCTCACGGCGAACTGCGAAGTAAGGTTTCGACATGTCAACGAGATCATAATCATGATCAACTGTCCCGTCATTAAGATCGGGAATCTGCGAGGGGTAGCCCATAGTTGTGATAGAGTAGGAAACTACTCATTGTTGTGACCCGAAAGGGTCATTGCAGTGAAACGTATTGGAATTAAATAGCCCAATACTTACTATCGTGATAGCGAACTATCTTCCCCTTCCACCCGCAAGGGCAGAAGAGAGGATGAACTCGCGTGTGTTCAACCCAGACAGCTGTATAGCTGTATAGGTGTCGGGTACGTAAGGTTCCCTATAATAGGTAACCCCATCGTAAACCCGAGTTTGGAATTCTCCACCGCCACCAGGGGCACCTGCAAAAGCAGTAAAATACTGCGTAATGCGTTGGTGCGACTTGTAGCTATGGCAGAACCCGTCAATGGACACTATGGGCTCAAGGTTACGAAGTTTCGTTTGTTCGAGAAAGTCGCCCACGCGGGCGAACCAATCGATTACGAAGCTCCAAGGTAATGCGTTCCAGATAACTGACAAGTTGAGATTTAATCCCAACGCGTCATAGAATGCCAATTGGTGAGCAAGCTCACGTTGGTAGTCTAATAATCTGTAACTATACCTCATAGTAGCCGTGTACCATGAACCAAGGTTTTGATAATCACGCTTATAACGGTGTACAACACCGGTCTGAACGGGAGAATCAAAACTATCGGTCCGCGACTCACTGATATCAGTGAGTTGTGTGCGGTAGTGAGAAACCAGAGCCTTACCCTCGTTTTCGAGGATACGGTCTGCTTGCTTACTAGCATTCTGCCAAGCTTGGTTAAAACCAAGAATGTCAGACATTAGAGGACGAAGTGAGAACTCCGAAAGGAGTACACCACTAGATAAGGACTTCACCAACTTCTTTAACGGAGTCTTATTTTTGCTCTTAACGAGCTTGATAAGTTCCGGGAGGAATTTGGGGATGTCGCGGACCTCAGGCAGCTCAAGGATGAAATTCCCTGCGCTGACTGCGGACTCGACCTCCGGCCACATGGCTGCCACTGCCTTAGAAGACAGTGAAGGCCAGTTGGTCTGACCAGTCGAAAGACTGGGCCATCGTACGTCATGATCACTTAAAGCAGCGAGAGCAGCAGGCGTATATACATGCGCCTGAGTGCAACCGGTGCCAAAGGTGGGCGTGGCGGTAATAGACCCCATATTGCAGGTGATATTCTCATTTATATGAGAACACCTGTTAGTCTGGCGTCTACCATTACTATATGATATGATGTTTGACCTGGTTTTATAACCGGGAAATACACCAACGTCATGTATTGGTGGATCACCAGCACAAGCCCCTGAACTGATAACAGATATCAGGGAGGGTGTGTCAGTGGTCCAAACGATGTCTTCCTTCGTCGGCATAATGAGCTATAGGAGTTAGTGTCGAACCTTTTAAAGATGTCAAGGTGAATTCCTTGATTATCTCTTTATGGGGTAAGACACGCTCTTTACACGCATCATACCACCTGCAGAAGTTGAGAAAACTCAACTGCAACAGATCCATTCAAGATCGAACAGGAACTGTTCAACCAAATGGTGTGTC